AGCAGGAGGATTCTTAAACCATGCTGCTGCTGCTGCTGTCTTGCGTTTAACGGTTGGTGCAATGTCTGTCGCTAATCCAGACGCGAGAGCTGCTGCTGGATCGTACCAAGTCTCTTCTGCCATCAACGCAAGCACTTCATCCGATGGCAGACCCATTGCATCAGCGTAGATTTCAGCCATTGACGCATCATAAACCGACAAGACCTCTGCCATCTTTTGCAACTCCGCACCGTTTCCGATGGCTACACAATGGGCGCAATGGATCATCAGCTTTGCACCGCGTTCCATCGTCCGTTTGTCACCGGCCATGAAGATGATTGAGGCTGACGATGCGGCCAGTGCCTCGTTGTGAGTATCCACACCACCAGGATGACGCTTTAGCATGTTGTAAATCGAGATGCCTTCGTCAGCCGATCCACCTGGACTGTTAATGCGAATCTTAGCCCTGCCTTTGATCGTTGCTAGCGATTCTCCGACAGCCTTCGCCGTGACTCCTTCGCTCATCCAGTCCGAGCCAATCGCGCCATCGATAAAAAGTTCGTTGGTTTCTGCTTTGACGGTTATCATTATGCGTTGACTCCTGTGATTGAATAAACTCGGTTCTTCCAGTCTTTTACCAGTGCGGTGACGTTAACCATTAACGTGTCTTGCGTCGATTCCTGAGCCACTTGCAAAAGCATCTCGCGGCTTTCGTCGCAATGGATTCTTGCCAAGTCACGATCAAGCCCGATTGCTTCCAGCTTGTCGGCCAGCTTCGGCTCCCACTTGGCGTAATTGTTGTCAATCCAGTCGCAAAAGTTCTTTCGCTTGGCTCCTGAAATTGCGTTGTTGGCTTCTCTGTCAAGTAGTGATCGAATTGTTTCCTCCACTGCTCGTGCGTTGCTGCCAACAGTTTCATCTTCTGGCACTTCGTTGTCGTCTTGTGAATCGCTGCTGGAAGGATCGCCTGGAGTAATTGCTGGATTCTCAAACACATCGCCGCCTTCGACCGGGTTTAGGTCCAGCTTGGCGCGTGCTTCGTTTCGGTTCATGATCTTTGCAATGACATAGGAAGTGAGAACGTCTTTGGTCGTGTTGGTGTCAGTTCGAAGTATTGCTGCCCGATTCACCTTGAAGTAGTGGGAACGCAATCGCTTTTGTGTTAGCGTCCGAAGCTTGATGTCGCATTGCTCTTCCAGTTTCACTAACCAACGATCTAGTGCGATCATGTAGGCGATGTTCTTTTGCTCTAACGAGTTGTAGGAAACGCTGTCGCCATCTCCCGGCATCGAGTCAATCCCGAACAACAAGCCAACATCTTGCCGCGTGAACTTTTGCAGCTCGACAAACTGCGCGTCTGTGTTGGTCATGTTGACCGCGTTAGCCTTGATGCCTTCACGAAGCAGGCCTGCCTTGCTTGCGTTCTCTGGTCCTCCTTCAGACTTATTGAAGGAACTGAGGAACTCCTTGGCATCCTCTTCTTTTCGGAACGCACCTGGTGGTGCTTCTAGGAATATCTTACCTCGGAATCCTTTTTTCAACTGGTTGCGAACGTGCGACTGTGAATCGACACCAATGGAGAATGTGGAAGCGGCTATCTGTAACAGGCCAATGCCTTCAAGCCCGTTAAACGAGAAGCCTGGAATGTGCAGAACATCTGCGTCAGGAAATACGATGTATTCGTCCTGATTCTTCTCCCAATTCACAAAAGTATCTAAATCATCGTCCTTTTTTGGCTTTGTTATGTGGTATTTGATGCCATCTGATAGGACTGTTCGCGTTCGATCTGGCAGCAAAGGAATCAATTCCTTGACTCGCTCACCTTCCCTAATAATTGCGGAGCGTCCGTTGCCGTACATTATTGCATGGGAAAACAGTTGCTCCTTGAACACGCTAGGTGATTGCAGCATATTTGGTTGCTCTCGAAACAATCTGTATCCATCGTGCTTCTCGTCGGTGACAGCACCTTGGCCGCGCACTCTTTTTACGTCAACTGGCAACATGCCAATGTCTCCGCAAATCTTGTTGTGTGCATACCAAACAGGAGGAAGCGATAACGAATCGGCAAGCGTCTGCCGTTCGTAACGATCAACTTCGTTCTCGTCGTGAACGCCCATCCACTGCATCAAGTACTTTCGAAAGTTAAGCATGTTTTTCCTTTATGCAATGTAGAGGTTGCCGGTCGCACGTTGTGGAGCCAATGAGCAAATTCGAAACGCCATCGTTACAGCAACTAACGGATCGATCTTTTCGGATGAAGTCTTTTTGTCGTACATCCAACGGTCTGATCTGTCGGCATTAACAACAGCATTACCAACACACCAGCGAAGCAATGCGTTGCCATCGTGCGCCATTCGTCCGTCAACAATGGCTTGCTGAAAGTCGCGGATCGCTTCGTTAAAGTTCGTTTGATTCTGTGCCATACGTGCCGCTGTTATTCCCTCCTGTGACAAGTCCTCACCGAGTTGCTGCCCGTTATAGGGATCGTATGCAATGGTCTTGATGCCGTAATCGTTGCACGCCTGCACAAGTTGCGATTGCAGGTCGCTAATTGGGTACTTGCTTTTCTGAATCAACCCGCAATGAACCCAAGTTGCGAAAGGCATCTTGGTTAAGTCTCGAACGCTATCGCTTGCAATGAAAGAGAACGAACGAACCTCGTAGCGATAAACTGGAATGTCGCCATCATGAGCCACGATGAAGCGTGCGCACAGTCCAAACGCTGCCAAGTCGTCTCTAGCACCTAAGTCAACGCCAGCTCCAACCGCATCGGCTTTCGTCCAGTCGCTTAACTCTTTCTCGCACTTGTCCCACTCAGCAACGCTAAACGCCTTTGTTGTTGACGTAACAAGCCTGTTGCCGTGGTATCGTGTGAAGCGATTAACGCCAAGTGCAGTGTGCTTGTCTTCGCTCCAGCGTTGTCGTAGGTAGTCCCACTTGACCGAGACGCCAAGGTTAGGATTCGCTTTAGGCCAGCATGACTCATCTGCTGGATCGTCTGCTTCGTCAAGTTCGCAAATGAACGCGAAAAGCGTCTCATCCTTGAAGTCGCCCTTAACGACTGAGGAAGCGTATCGGTAGTCATCTAGCCACAAGTGCGAAAGGTCGTCGCCTGCTGTCGTGATTATCAAATGCAGTGGTTGAGTGCGCGATCCCGAACCCGTAACCATCGTGTCATAAAATGGCCGGTGGTGTTCCTGCCAAGCGTGCAGTTCGTCCATCACGACGCAATGGGGATTTAATCCGTCGAAAGGCTTATCGCTTCCAACCGTTCGGATGTAGCTTTGGTTGTGCTTGTATGTGATTGTCTCGTACTTGACACCCGACAGTCTGACAAGTGCTGGTGATTGCAGCCGCATGCGTTCAGTTTCCGAGTAAACAACCTTTGCCTGTTCCTTCTTTGTTGCAGTCAAAAGAATTTGCCCGACTGCTTCCGGTTCGCCTGTCGCCGGGTCAATGTCGCCGCATGCCAGGAAGTGACAGAAGCCAGCGATCCAAGACGACTTGCCATTCTTCCGTCCCATCGAAATGTAGACTTTTCGGAACCGTCGCGAGTTATCCGCGTTTCGCTTCCAACCAAATATTACCCAAGTGCAGAACAACTGGAACGGCGACAATTCAAAAGGCATCCTGGCAAATTCGCCAATCGAGTGTTTGAGAACCAACGGGAAGAACTGGCAAACCTGCTGTGCGTGCTGTTGATCGAAGTGGTATGGAAAATCTTCTGTACTTTGCTTGGTCAAATCGTCAACGTGTCTCTGGACTGCTTCACGAACTCGCTTCGACGTAATGATGGTCCCATCCAGAACCCCATCGATATATTCTTGGACTCTAGCTCTTGTTCCGCTAGTTATCACTCGCACCACTTCCCGCCATCCATTGGCTAAATGCGTCCTCGATCTCTGGTTCCTTTACTACCAATCGACTTCGTGCAGATGGAGTCAACCCAAGTTCGATCATGCAGCCCTTAGCTTGCGAGCATGCTTTTGACCAAGCGGTGTAATCCTTGCATTCAAATGCGGCTCGCTTTAGTGACATGGCTTCACAAAACGATTCCAAAATTGATCGATCAGCCTTGGAAATCATTTTCATTTCAACGAGTTGTGATACTGCGTGGTCCCAGTAACCGCTTGCGTCTGCATCGGCAGCAATGTGCGCAGGCTTACTAGGCACACCTTCAACCGCTTTCGGTTCGTGCTTGTTCTCGCGTGCTGGATTCTTTTTGTACGCACCGCTAGCCCTGTGTGCTGCACTTGCTAAAGGCTTTCTACCCTTGACCATTTAACGCATCCTCGTAGTGTTGTTCGCTCCAACGTTTAACCACCATCCCGCTTATCTTGTCGCCTTCCAACTCTTCGTGACATGGACGACAAACCGCCAACCAATTACCTCGATCCATTCGCCTCATCGGGTTGTCTGCAATCGCTTCGATGTGGTGCATCTCTTCGCTCGTATTAGCGTGCAAAACTCCTGTCTTTTTCACGCAACACTCGCAAAGTGGATGTAACGTTCTGTAAATCTCGCTTGCCTTCCTGTGATCGTTTGAGTACCCGCGATCCTTTGTCGTGCCAGTGTGCTTTCTAGGTGGATTGCACACCAAGCACCTGTCCTTCACGACTCGACCGCAGCGGCAAAGTTTCATTTCTCAGTCCAAGTCTTCAAATTTGTGGCAGTTTACGGAACCAATGCAAGGCGGTCGCTAGGCAAAAGGCGTGTACTTTTCAACCACCCCCTGTACCACCATTACCCCAACCCCCAAAGCAACAGGTAAACCACCAGCGTCCCCAGCGATACAAGCATGAACGCCAGCATCGGCCTGGTGTCGCCTTGGTAGTCGTCGTTGTTAAGCACTGTACGCTTCCTCTCTCGTCGCATCCCGCATGATCGCCGTGACTTCCT